CACCGCTGAGAGCCATGAATCCTCCAACAATAGGAGGAAGTAACTGTCCAACATCACTGAGTGCGCTGCCGTCTGCTAGTGTACCTAGCCTACGTTGAACGTGAATAGAAACAGCATTTTCAGTTGGTACAGTATCTGTTCGTTGTTCCGCCATTGACGAATCTACTGAGAACTCTGAAACAGTTACACCTCGTTTGAATCCAATACCATCCAAATTACTTAAAGCAATACTTGATGAGAATGTTACTGTACCAGTACCTTGGTCCACCTTAAAGTACGGACCTACTTTGAAGTTACCATATTGATCAGTGGTCACATAGAAAACACGACCTACATCTCGTTCCTGTGTTTCAGAATCTTCATCTATGGGGTTTACCGAAGCTCCAAAAATTTCACTAGGATAATTAGTATCCGCATAAGATCCAGTACCAATTTCTAATAAGTCGTGCCCTGTGACACGAGTCAGTGCAATACGAATAGTCAGTGTACCTATGGCGCCGTTGGTTCTTATCGGAACTGCTGATTTAATGGTAGTCACAGCTTCATAGGCTATGAGACTGTGAACCAAAGCACGACTTATAGTTACTCTGGCGTAGGCTTCGTTAGTAACACTTTCCGGTTCATACAAGTCGATGATATATTCTTCACCTTTGAATATAAATTTACTGGTGTTTACTCTTGGATTCGCTGCGCCGCCCACTGGCACTACAGCAAATGTAGTATCCCCTGCACGACCTGTGACTTTACCTACTCTAGCATCTGTAAATGAGCCACCTGTGGTATCCACAGCGGTACCCCCTGGTGCAAGGCTGACTCGGAAATCGTTGGCTGTTAATCCTGCGGCTAACACATGGTAATGAGAGTTTTTGCTTAATCCTGTCGGCAATAGAACAAGGGTAGATGATGTGGTAAATTTAATCACATCACCTGCACTGAATCCGTGTGCTAGTGTTGTGCTGATCAATGCAGGAGATGCTATAGTTATACCACTGACTGCAATACCGGTCGGAGTTGCACTGATAAATTCTCCAGGTTGCCACAGTGTTAGATCTATATAATCATAGTTTTCTCTGAGATTGGTTTTGGTTAATCCCTCTATATCATAGCTATGGACTCCAGATCCAGCTGAGCTGGTATTAATCGCTGCACCGTTTTTAGTAAGTGCTATTTGGAATTCAGTATCAGTTAAACCACTGCTGAGCACAAAGTATGTGTCAACCGGAACGATACCTGCAGGTAATGTGCCTGTGGTTCTAAATGATATAGTATAGTTTTCTAATAGTTTGTGTGTTTTTACACCTTTGATGGTCAATCCAGTACCGTCGACTAAAGCAAATACACTACCACTTGGCGATGTTGAAACAGTGAATTGATTATATTCAGGAACACTAATAACATAATAAGTAGTGCCGCTAACAAAATTATTAGCTGTTGACGTTGGTATAAATTTATCACCAATTCTTAATTTATGATTTTGAGATGTTGTACAAACATTTGTAGCAATAGTTGTAACAGTTGCTAACACTTTTAACACAGCCGGGCTGGCATTAGTGATACTAACTTCATATGGACCGTTTAGATCTTCGTATGAACTAAATTGTAGAACACGATAAACAGTATCGGCAGTCTCACGTAATTTTAAACCAGTCGATGGTCTTACAGCAACTTCCACAAGATCGTTGGTTAAAATTATCTGTCCGTTACTTCTCAAAGTCATTACAGTTCCGTTCGGAACCACAGCAGCTAGACCTGCACTAGTTGATCCTACACCTGACGTAAGATTAAGTCTAACAACTCCGGCGGGGAACGTATCTGATTGGGTCACAGCAGTAACAGGATAACGATACAGTACCGGTGCGCCTGAAATTGTATGTTCAATTTCTAATTCACTACCACCCAGTGGCACATAGTCGTAGGCATTGACATAAATGATCAATCCAGTTGCGGTATTTGCAAACGACGGACTTGGGAAATAACATTTAACTTTCTGTGAAAAATCTTCATATACGTCAGTGGGAGTTGGAACCTCTAAAGGATCAGCACCTTCTGCCACTAGCGCATATACACCGTGAGCACTGGACCCTGCGATTGATCTAATCTGTGCACCGTTCAGAGAATAGTATGAAATGTAGCAATAGTAGGTAAACATTGACACAGCTTCAACTAATCCACCGTTGGTAGCTAAGATTCCGTAGCCCATGTCATTGATCTGTGTGTAATCATTGCCTAACATTGATCTATTGCCAGGCATTAGTAATTCGTAGGTTCTTTGATAGCTGATAGTACCAGTACCGCCTGCGGTTGTGTTTACCGCAGTAATAGAACCAAATGTTGCTGTGACCTTAAAGGTATTGTTAGTCAAGCCGTCGGCTAACACATAGTATTCAGCGGTAGCTGAAATTCCTGCGGGTAAAGTACCTGTGCTGGAGAATGTTACAATAGCACCTGACTGCAATCTGTGATCGGTTCGTGTGATGATAGCAGGTGATGCTGTGCTGATAGTACAGGTTTGAGCACCAGCAGTTCTCAAGAATGGATTGGTTTCATCCAACACAAATGTAGCTGTGCTACCTGTGGTTGAATAAACATAGTCTCGAACATAGTTTACTCTGTAAACTGCATCATCTACCAAGAAGCTGGCGGGCAGTTGTGGGAATCGATCTAGCCCACTAACACTCAATCTAGTGCCTGTGGTAATGCCAGCTCCAGTTATAGTACTGTTGTGTTTCCATTGTAGATTACCTGCAAAACCATCAACAAACATACCGCCAGCAAATGTCTGAGCATCAATACTCTTAGAGAACGATGCACATTCTTGAGCATATGGAGATTTCGCTAATATCTGTCCTGTGGGATCGAGAGTTAACATGAATCCGCCGTGACCTTGACAGGTAATGGCCTGCCAACGCACAGCATCATTGGCTAGGAACACATCCATCTGATCGTTTTCTTTAGGGTAGTTCACACTGCCGCTACCATCCATAACATCTTTTAGTGCAGCAATTAACGCATTGATCACAGTTGATGACCCTGCTTCAGCTGTGAAAGCAAGATCAATGGTCTGAGTAATAATAGTTTGATTAGGAGTAATTGCGGTATTTGCAATTACTGAGTTGATCAATGCGTTTAATCTAGTGATAGCTGCTAGAGTTTGTGATAGTTGAGCTCCGATAGCAATCAGTCCGCTGGCGTTTTGATAATATTTTAAACCAGCTGAGATAGTTCTGTTGTATTCGCCGTATTTCAAATCGAATACCAAGGAATCAACGATTAATCCCACATCTCGTTTGCACACAGCAGCATCATAATCAAATGTAGTGGTAAATGGGGCAATGTTATTAGCTATCTGAAAATCGATCCAAGCTATAACTTCATTCTGTAAAAACTGTCTGTTTATATCAATCAATGCTGCTGCAGATGTATAAGCACCTTTGTTATCAACCTTTGGATAAACTGGTTGAGAACTATCTTGCAGATAATGATAACCATACAGTCTATTTGCTGTGGTCAACCCATCAATGGTTAGATCTCTGCGGAAATTAATAAAGGCCCATGGACTTGAACTAGTACCATTTCTTGGTCTTATAATTATACGTCTAAATTCATCGCCGACGATAGAACAGTTTTGCGGAAGTTTAAGAGGATAATTTTCTTCATAGATACCACTTTCTACCAAGATACTGATATGAATGTTTTTAGTAACATCACCGTAGGATATAACTTCACCAACTTGGAAAGCACCGTATTTGATATCAACATCAAATAGTTCATTACCTGAACTGTCTAAAGATCCGTCATGCCCTAGAATTTGAGCCAATGCTCCTGACGTTTCTCCGAATAAGAATAATCCTTCTCTGATATCTCTACCGCGAATAGCTTCTGGAGTACTGGTCAATACATCTCCAGTAAAATCAGTTCTGAATCCATCTGTTCTAATAGCGAATCTTGGAAGGTCCACAGTCAGTGTTGGAATACTAGTGAAGCCGCTACCTTGATCTGTGATAGTGATACCAGTTACAATTCCACCCGAAACAAAAGCCGTGCCAAATGCACCAGCACCACCACCGCCGGTAATTCTCACAGAAACTAAACTGTAACCACTACCACCGCTGGTAATTGAAACAGAATTTACTTTATAGGTTAGATTAAATGTAGCATCGGTACCGATAGCTCCGATCGCTACAGGAGCAGCCGATGTTGTAATAGTTGTGGCCACGCCCACAGCACCCGGTAACACAGAATATGCACCCGTGGATTTAATTCTATAGGTAGCAATAGCGCCAGGAGTTGTTACAGTAGTTAACACTTCGATGGTAGCGGCGCCACCACCTGGTGCAATAGTTCCACCACTAATCGTTAATATATCTCCCGGAAAATAGTTAGAACCAACACCTAAAAGAGTTGCGGTATCTATGCTCATTCTTACAGTGCCGCTGAACCCAACACCCGATGACGGCGATGTAGTAATACTAGTCAGTGTACATTCGCCAGCGCGATTGTTAAATGTTAGTACCTTTTTATAAGGACCAATCTCTTGACGTGCTTCTAGAACTAATTCTTCTGCTCTTCGGCAAGCTGCTTCAATAGTTCTATAAGCATAAGCTAATGCACGGCCTTGAAACTCTCTCGCTAGTCCAGGTCTTTCATCCTGACCGCTGAGAGCCACAAATAAATTACTCACACTACCAAATGATGCATTGTCAACATAAGATTTTGTAGCAGCTATCAATCCGTCATATAAAATATCATCATCGGGTTCTGGCGATCTTGATAGTATCAAAGGACCAGTCATAGTACCGAAACTGGTAGTGGCTAAATTAGTAGCCGGATCAATGGCATTAACGCCAGCCTTAGATATTTTGGTATCAGCATAGGTTTTGTTTACAGCTTCGCTGGCAGTAATCGGAGTAGTAAGATCGTTGATTCTATATTGATTACCACCGGAAAGAGCACTTAGGTCTCCTCC